TAACCAAGGTAGAACACGTGAAAAGATGGAACAAACCTACAAAATTATAGAATATGTAGCCTGGATGTTTGTTATAGGTATTGCAGTACTAATTGTACATAACTTAATAAAATGAAAGATCAGTTATTTATAGAAGGTACAGTAAAAGATGGAAAGTTACATTTTCCTATAAAAGCATTCAAGAATAAATATGAAGGCTTCTTCAAGGACCATAAGGATGGTGCAAGAGTAGAGATATTTATTGGTATACAAGATGGTAAAGGTAGTAATCCACAGTTAGCTAGAGTACACGCAATGATACGTGAGATAGCAAATGAACTTGGTTATACCTTTGAAGAGGTAAAGTTACAAGTAAAAAGAAAAGCAGGCTTATGCTTTATGAAAAACAATAAAGAATATTGTAAATCATTTGCTAAGTGTGATAAAGAAGAATTGAATCTTGCTATACAAGCAGCTTTAGAAATAGGTGACTTTGCAGGTATGCAATTAAGATGATTTCATTTCATCTAGCTTAACAGCTAATTTTTGTAGCATCTCCGTTGGGTTGTTAGTCTCTTCTTTAAGATCAGACACAACTTTAGCAAAGTCATTTTCAGTTACTTTAAGGTCTTCATACTGTTCAAGCCCTTGCTCTTTTGCAAAAGCCTTGAATATATTAATGATAGAATATAAAGTATATAGTTCACTCTCAATTGGAGTAAACTGTCTATTTTTGAGCTTGGCTTTTTCAGGCTCCATAATTGTTTCATTGAAGTCTTGTATAAGTATACCAAATTTGCTAGCATCTGGATAGAATTCAAGAAGGTATCTACCATATATTGCTTGTAGTCCTGAGATAAAAGCAGGATTAATATCTGCTACTAAGTTTTTAGTAGTATCATAAGTGATGAATTGTTTTTTATCTGACATAGTAACTGTATTAATTAATCAAAGATACAAAAAAGAAATAGAATATGAATAATAACTTAATAGAAATTGACATAGAACAATTAAGAAATGATGTCAATAATAAATTAGAAGATTCAGGATGGGCACCTATGCTCTCACCATTTATAAATGGACTTGAGTTTGATATGATCATGAATAAACTAGTAGAATGTGTAAATGCAGAGAAAAGATTTACACCAAGATTTAAAGATATATTTAATGCATTCTTAGAATGTCCATATGATGAACTTAAATGTATAATCATAGGGCAAGATCCATATCCTCAGCTTGGAGTTGCAGATGGTATAGCTTTTAGCTGTAGCAGAAAAGGTAAAGCAGAAAAGTCTTTACAATACATAAACAAAGCAATTGGTACAGACCACACTGATCTAAGGTGTTGGGCTAACCAGGGTGTATTATTAATTAATACAGCTTTTACAGTAGAGATAAATTCTATAGGGTCACATTATTCTATATGGAAACCATTTACAGAATACTTGTTTGAAAATATAAATAGACACAATAAACAAGTACCATCTATATTAATGGGTAAGAAAGCAGAAGCATGGCAACTACTATTAGATAGACAAAAAATATTTAAGGTAGCACACCCGGCATCAGCTGCATATAGAGGTGGTGAATGGGACTGTAAAGATGTCTTTAACAAAGTTAATACAGAACTAGAAAATCAAGATAAACCTTGCATAGATTGGTAAATTTTACTATCTTTGATAACCTTTAATTATAATATAAATGTCTGATAATCAAGAACTTAACCAGAAGAAACAAATTTCAGAATTTAAGAAGTCTTTTTATTTAAGTCATGGGATTAAATTGTATATTTACACCCCTCAAGATCAAAACAAAAAGATCCCATTAGGTATATTTCATGACAGTGCTTTACTTGCATTACATGAAAATCATCCTAAGTTTCAGAGTATCAAAACTCTACAACACAGGACTAGATTGAGGGAGTTTCTTGTATACGTTCAAGTTATGTCATACTTGGCTCATAAAGAAGGGCATACTAAAACAAGTATAGGTAGATTTTTAAAACGCAATCATGCAACCATCATTAATTCATGTAAAATGATTGAGAATGGATTTTTTACTAATGATGAATCTGTAATGAATGCATATAATAACACTTTAATAAAAATAAAAGAATATGTGGGAACTATTTCAGAAAATACTGATGATGAAGATAACACCAAACCAAGCCCTAATACTGTTTGGGATGAAGCAAGGCGTATCCTTACCAAATGTTAAGTCTGAAGATAAAGAAAAGTTAATTGAAAAAGGTTTATTAATAAAAGAAGAAAACCAATATAAAATGACTGCTGAAGCTAAAGCATTTTGTGCTAGGCTTGATAACTATTTTGTTAAAGCAAAGAAAAAAACTGATATACAACTCATGGGTAAGGACTTTAATGATAAGATCCACACATACAGAGAGATATTTCCAGCAAGGAAACTACCAAGCGGTAAGCCAGCTAGAAATAATATCAAAGCTTTAGGAGAAAACTTTAGATGGTTTTTTGAAACATATGACTATGGTTGGGATGAGATAATCAAAGCAACTAAGATGTATGTCAATGAATATAGAGATACAGAATATATGTATATGCAGACAAGTCAATACTTTATATCAAAGCAAGACAAGCATAGGGTTAAACACTCTACATTAGCTGACTATTGTGATATGATTATTGATGGGGTAGAAACAGAAAAAGAACACTTTAAAGAAAACGTTGTATGAAAAATAAACCATCATGGATTGGGCAATATGCTGCATTTAATGATGCACTTAAATATATGTATGCTAGGTCAACAGGAGAAGAGAAATCAATCTATACTCCGTGGCCTAAGTTTAATGATGCTGCCACTGATGGTATAGAATGGAATACTTTGACAGTAATTGGTGGTAGACCTGGTTCAGGTAAGACACTGATTAAGGATCAAATCATTAGAGAATCATTTGCTTTAAATCCAAATGATAAGTTTAGAGTATTAGAATTTCAGTTTGAGATGGTAGGCAGAACCTCAGCTATCAGAGAATTTAGTTCTATAACTGGTAAAACATACAAAGAATTATGTAGTGCAGGATCAATATTAAATACAGATACATTAAATAAATGCCATTTATATGCTAAAGAAAGAGTAAAGCACCCGGTTGATATAATTAGTACACCTATGACTGTTAATCAGATGCGTGAGCAAATTGATCAGTATATGACACAGCATAAAGGAGTAAATACAATGATAACACTTGATCATACAATGTTAGTCAAGAGAGCACCATACCAGAATAACACATTAGATATGTTATTTGAGTTAGGTGAATTCTTTACACAGTGTAAAAGAGATTATCCTTGTTTGTTTATTGCTTTATCACAACTAAATAGAAACATAGATAATCCGGACAGGGCTATAGATGGTAAGTATGGTAACTATATACTTGAGTCAGATATATTTGGCTCAGATGCAATGCTACAGCATGCAGATATGTTAATAGGTATCAACCGCCCAGCTAAACAAAAGATTAGATATTATGGACCAGATAGATATATAATAGAAAATGATAGAACATTGGTTTTACATTTTCTTAAAGCAAGAAATGGTGATGCACGTATGTCATTTTTCAAAGCTAAGTTTGAACAAATGCAAATAGAAGAAATGGCAACACCTCAACAACAAGAACGCAGATGATAAATACTAAAAACTTAAATAACAAAAAAAAGATGGGACTAACACCGCAAGAAAGAAAGCAGAAGGTTGCATCACTAAGAGAAGAGCATGAAGATTACTTTCAGACAGAAGGAAAGATTAATGCATTATACATACCTAAGATGGCTTACAGGCCAACTGGAAAGGATGAGCTACATGTAAGCTTTTTTCCAAGTGAATTTGAAAAAGGAGAAGATATATATACAGAATTTGTATCTATAGATTATGATACAGAAGATCCAAAAAGGACACTATATTATCATAAACATAATCCACACTGGCAGGAAGAGTATGAAATCATAACAAGTAATTCAGGATTTCAGAGACACATTATACCTGTTAGTGAACTAAAGGTTATAAATGATGTAACAAATAGGGGTAAAGCTATAATAGATTTTGCAAATCCAGATTTGCCTAATCCAGATGAAAGCACTGACACTGCTCCCCTCCTCTCCAATGCAGAGCTGATAAACGCATTATCAGAAATAAATGCAACATTAAATAAATTAATTAACGTAATTCAAAAAAAGTAATATGGCAAACAGCGTATTAGTAATTGCTGACTCAGGTACAGGAAAGTCTACCTCAATCAGAACATTAAATCCTAAAGAGACTTTCATTATAAACATTGCTAACAAACCATTACCGTTCCAGGGATGGAAAAGCAAATACACACAAATTAGTAAAGATAACCCAAAAGGTAATCTGACATCAGCTTCATCAAGTGCAGGAATAATAAAAGCAATAAAGCATGTAGATGAAAAAATGAGCCATATCAAAACATTAGTAGTAGATGATTGGCAGTATATGAGTTCTTTTGAATATTTTGACAGAGCTAATGAGAAAGGTTATGATAAATTCACTCAGATTGCAGCTAACTTAGCAATGGTTGCAAAACTTCCTAAAGACTTGAGAGAAGATTTGACTATCATTTTCTTAACTCACTCAGAAGATTCAACTGATATAAATGGAAATAGAAAAGTTAAAGCAAAAACTATTGGCAAAATGATTGACAATACACTAACTTTAGAAGGACTATTCTCTATAGTATTATTTGGTAAAGTAAATAAAAATGATGATGGTGAACTTGAATATGGTTTTGAAACTCAAAACAATGGAGAGAACACATGTAAATCACCTATGGGTATGTTTGAGGATAAGTTTATTCCAAATGACCTACAATTTGTAAAAGATTGTATTGAAAAATATAATCAATAATTAATAATTAATAAAAAAGTAAATTATGTTAAGTACTAAAGACATGTCTGCCGGATCAGGTAGCATCAAACCAGTTATTGGAGTGGGTAACCACAAAATCAAAATCAATTCTATTACATTTGACCAAACACCTTATGATTCAGATGCATATAATATTACATTACATGTAGAGTCTGAGCCTGTTACTGGAGAATTTAATGGTTTCTTAAAAGATATGAATAATCCTAATGGTGAGCGTTATGCAGGCCAAGTAGGTAGAGTTAGATTCTCACCATATCCATTTAAAGATGCAACATTAGCAAATGGTAATGAGATTAGCCGTGATACTGAAGTATTAAAAGCTATGGTATTTTTATCTGAAGTAGTAGGTAAAAGAAATGAGCTTGATGCTATTGAGGCAAATACAATTGAAGACTTTATGGTTAAGGCTGCTAATGTATGTTCTGAAACAGGATATATCAATGCTTGCTTAGGTGCACGTGAGTGGGAAAACAAAGAAGGTTATGTAAATAATGACTTGTTTTTACCTAAGAGAAGTAAAGATGGTATGCCATTAGAAGAGTTAGATAAAGAAAGCTCTAACCTATTAACATTTGATAGAAATAATACAAATCATTTTAGACCTTATTTAAAGAAAGAAACAACAGCTTCAAATTTTGAGCCTGCAACAGCTTCTGGAAGTGACTTTGATCTGTAATATAAAACCAAAAGAGTGGGCTCAGTATAATGCTGGGCCCATATCTTTTTAATATATTTGGATTATGTTCAGCACTAAAAATTTAATATTAGAAGAAACAGACGTACCAAGTTACTGGGTGTTTCAGTATTATCTAGACTTACCTGAACAGCTAACAGGTCAAGACATTAAGATTAATTCAATATTTAATCCTAATGACAAGACTCCAAGCTTTTGCATATACGTGGATAAAACCATAATGCAATATAAGTTTAAAGACTTTTCTACAGGTATTGGAGGTAACAAGTCAGACTTAATTAGACACATGTTTAAGTTGGGTTATCCTCAGGCTACAAGAAGAATAATAGAAGATTACAATAAGTATATACAGGAAAATGGTAAAGTCAGTGTTGAGTTTGTGCCTCAGGCTAAATGGGAGATTGACTTTATAAAGTATAGAAAATGGAATCAGGATGATGCTAATTACTGGCTATCATATAGAATAGGCAAAACATTATTAGATCAGTAT